TGAAGCGATTTCGGCTTAAACCCAATTGCGCCTTAGCGCAAAAGAGCGTGGGGAAAAAATTATTAAAACGGGTAAGTAGCGATGAACTTTCAATTCAGCAGTATCGTAGCACTTGCACACAACGTTCTGAGATAAGGTGTGTTGCTACCTTTTAAACAGCAATTAATTAATAAATAAACACAAAATTATGAGTAAAGAAAAAACTTTAGTAAAAAATGAAAAGCAATGCACTTTATCTGGTGTTGTAAGTAGTGCGTTAAAAGAAGGCGATGTCCTTGAAATAAGCGGTTACTACTTTGATTGGACGGTAAAAATAGGCTACTCCGACGTTTTAAGACAAACAGGAACTTATGCTATTGCACAAGGTGGATTAATACACTCTGATTTAGAAGATAGCCTAATTTTATCTGTTAATGGTAAGAAAGTATAGCATTACTTACAACCTTTGTTGTAGGTAGTTAGCCTACGTATTTAATAAACAACTAAAAAATAATAGAATGACTGAAAATGAATTAAAAGGGCTTGGTTTTGAACTGACAAAAAAGTATGAACACGACCAATATAATACAAACCGATACGCTAAAGGCGTTTTAGAAGTAGAATTTACTTATGAAGGCGATAAGTTACTTACTTGCGATTTGACTATTTCGGAGATGAATTGCAAGCCCGTAACACTTGACGAAATGAAAGCCCTGACGCCTATACTTGGATAATGGCACGAGTAGGCTTATTACCTACAACTCATCTATAAGCGCACAAAACCTGCGCATATAATAAAAATAAAAACAACAAATTATAGGGGTAAAAGATGGGATCATCAAAGGCGTTCACTAAGCAATCAGATGAAGCAAAAGAGTATAAGAAGTTCTACCAGTCTAAACAGTGGCGGAATTTTAGATTAATGATGAAGCGCTCAGCGGTGATTAGTCAGCTCAAAGAGCCACGTTTCAAATATTACGAAGCCACTAAGTATCTATATATGAATGAGCCGCTATGCGTTATATGTGTCACTCATAATCAATTTACTAAAGCAAATACACTTGATCATATAAAGCCTATTCGTTTGGGTGGTGGTAAAGTTGATCAACAAAATGTTCAATGGGTCTGTCAGAACTGTCACTACGCTAAGAGTGGCGGCGAGAAGCAGGACTACAGGCCAAAGACAGACAAGGGGAGCTTATCAATATGGAAAAGAGCCCTACTAGAGCAACAGGGGTAGGGGGTTCAGTTGCGTGGGCTTAATACTCCGTAACCCCGTGTATTCCTAATTTTTCCCTATGTCAATAAAATAGTAATGCCTTTCAAAAAAATGGATTCAGAATGCCAATAGTAAAAACAATTCAAGAACATAAACAGGAAGGCACATATCGTGGCGATCGTCACGATGGTAAAAACTTGGATAGCATTGCCGTTGATGTAAAAATAAAACCCCCAAGGCATATGCATACAGCAGCAGCTAAAGTTTGGCGAAAATTATTACCGATCGTCCAACGTGGTCAGGTTTTAGAAACGGACCTTATGGCTTTTGAAGTGCTATGTTATTCATGGGCGGACTATTACTACTGCATGAATGCTATCGTTACAGATAAGTACGTTCAACAGTACACTAATACAGAAGGCGCTACTAACACTATGCGCCACCCACTTTCTACAGACAAAAAGCAAGCCTATGATATGCTCCAGCAAATGATGGCAAAGTTTGGCTTAACTCCTGCTGACCGTTCAAAAATAATAATCTCAATTAATGACGATATTGACGATGAAATGGCTGACTTTATTTAGCAAGTACATTTCAGATGTAGGAAAAGGTAAAGTCAAACTTAGTAAATACGCACGTTTAGCAATTGAGCGATATAACAAAGATGTAGCTGATAAAAAATGGACTTTTGATACTGATAAAGCTGATCACGCTATACGATTTATTGAAATGATGCCACATATTGAAGGGTCTTTGCAAGGCCAACGATTAAGGCTTGAGCCATGGCAGATATTTATAGTTGCTAATTTATTTGGTTGGGTAGATGATCAGGGCTTACGCAGGTTTCATGAGGCGTATATAGAAGTTTCCCGTAAGAATGGTAAGTCTACGTTAATGGCCGCCATTGGTAATTACATGGCTATTGCTGATGGTGAAATGGGCGCTCAGGTATTTAGCGGGGCCACCTCATTAGATCAGGCAAGAAAAGTATTTGATCCGGCATGGATGATGCTTCATAAAATGCCAGAGTTTAGAAAAAAAGCAAAAATACGATTACTTGGCACCACAGAAAGACCAGTTAGTATACATAGACAAGGCTTACGTTCATTTTTTAAGCCAATGGTTGGTAAGCCCGGTGATGGAGATAACCCGCACTGCGCCATTATAGATGAATTTCACGAACACCCTACTGAGGTCATGTACAAGGCCATGAAAACAGGTATGCGAGCGAGATTACAACCCATGGTTATCAGTATAACGACTGCTGGTATGAATTTATCCTACCCATGTTATAAGAAACATAAGCAAATGAAGCTTCTTTTAGATGGCATATACAGCGATGATAGAACCTTTAGTATGATTTTTAGCATAGATGAAGATGATGAGCCCCTAAGTTTAGCCGCTGCAATAAAAGCCAACCCAAACTATGGCGTAAGTTTAACCGCTACTGGTATTGAAGCTGCAATAAATGATGCTAAGAATGGTTCTGGAATTGATTTAAACTACCATCTTACTAAACATTTGGGGGTCTGGGTATCCGGTTCAAATGCCTTTTTTAATGTTGAGAATTGGCGAAAAAACACCATTCCCGAAGCTGATATAATAAAGAAGATGCAAGAGCTTGACGTGTATGTTGGCATTGATACTGCCAGCTCAGATGATATTACCGCTGTGCATTTCATTGCATACGAGCCTGTTGAACTATGTTACTATACATTTGGTCGCTATTTTATTGCCGATGCGCACATGACTAACTTGCATGATTCAGTTAAAGATATGTATAAGGATTTTTTAAAAAACAAGGAGTTTGAGCTAGTAAACGATGCAGACGGTTTAACTGATTTTGCAAAAGTAGCACAGATAACCGCAGATTTATCAATCAACTTTAATATAAAAGGCTTTGTACGCGATAAAACGCAGTGGGGTGTGGCTGGTCCTGCATTTTACAAGCACTTTGATGAAAATCTATTTATTCCTGCAAAGTATGGGTCCCATCAATCCCAGCCTTTAGATGAGATGAAAGCTAAATCTACTGTGGCCAAATTCAAGCACAACGGCTCTTCTGTACTTGAATGGATGGTTGGTAATGCAGAGGTCAAGGTATTTGATAATAGCAAGAGGTTAGCTAAGAACAATGAGAAAGATCATCACGCGAAGGTTGATGGCGTTGAGGCTATTGTATACGGTATGCAGAGATTGTTGGAAGCTAATCAAGAGAATAATGAAACAATAATTAACGACATTTGGTTTTTATGAGTGAGCTTAAGCGTTACCCACAAAGTATTTTACGCCTTCAGGATTTTGAGGGGTTCAATGCGCAGTTTGAGAGCTTGTTGCCACACATGAGAGCGAGCGAAGCGTACAAAAAAACAGAGGAATTATACTATTATTGGTTTATGCGTACTAAGTATAGCGGTTATGAATCGTTTAGGGTTATCCGATCAGGAAGGATAAAAAGCTATAAATAATCAATATTGCATGACAATCAACTAAATATGTAAGTAATTTACGGATTTTTAGCTATTTGTTGTCGTTATTTGGTGCATGACGGCAAGAGAACTGATCAATAAAGCAGCTACTTTATTAGGTATAGGTAGCATTAATACAAGTCCAGATGGTGCTATAGCATTAGCGGCTGTCTATAGCTGTATAAAAAGCATTAGTGAGACGGTAGGCATGCTTCCCCTCAATCATTATTTAGCTACTGATAAAGGTAGAGTTTTAATGATGAACGCAGTTACCAAGAAAGTATCTGTCAGGCCTAATAACTACACTACAGCCAGTGATTTTTATCAAGCTATTATAGCCAATGTTTTACTTTACGGAAACGGCTATGCAATAATTTACAGAGACTCGGACGGTGAGAAAGTACGATCTATGCAGGTGGTACCATCTTACTATGTAGACCCTAAATTTGCCGATGGTAATATTACCTATGATGTAACCATTCCAATTAGTGATTCGCAGCAAGTTGTAAGAAAAATTCCCCAAATGGATATGATTCATTTAAAGGGTGTTGGCTTTGATAATATTAAAGGTAAAAGCCCTGTTGAGTATGCTGCCGAAGCGTTTGGATTTGGTTTAAGCGCCCAGAAATATGGCGCAGAGTTCTTTAAGAATGGCGCTCATTTAAAGGGGTTTATTGAAATGCCGTCTGGCGTTACGGTTGAAGGTAAAACTAGAGAAGAAAAAAAATCTACCATTGAAAGAATTAAAGATGCCATTTTAAGTGGACTAAAAGGCGAAAGTAGCGCTGGTGGGATTGGAGTGCTTGAAAATGGCATGAAGTTTCAGGCTATGAGCTTGCCTAATGATCAGGCACAGTTTTTAGAAAGCAGAAAATTTAGCCGTGAAGAAATTGCAGCTATGTTTCGGATTCCCGCATATATGGTTGGGGAAATGGCGAACGCTATTAAATCTAATATTGAACAGCAGTCCATTGAGTTTATAAAATATGCGGTTATGCCATGGGTTATTAAACTTGAACAAGAGCTTGAGTATAAGATTTTAACGGTTGAAGAAGAATATTTCAAGTTTGATGTAAATAGCTACATGAGAGGCACGGCTTTAGAGCGTGCACAATACTTAAAAGAGCTTAGATATGCAGGCATCATTAGCAAGCAGGAAGCCCGGGTATATGAAGATTTACCCATTGAGGGTGAGGGCGATTTTATGAGGTCTAAAAATGAATGGGGCAAAGAAGAATATGATCTGGAAATTGAAAAACGCATAAAAGAATTGAAAGGAGCAGCCTAATGAAAAATAGCAGCCTAATAAAGAATAGCAAACTGATCTTTAATATTGAAAAATTGGAGACTACAGCCATTATTAATATCAATGGCTTTATCGGCGATGAGTATGATGATAATGATGCTAAAACTTTTGCAAGGGCTTTGCAGGAATTAAAAGGCTTGGATTTAACGATTCGAATTAATAGCCCTGGTGGGATTGTTACAGATGGTTTTCAGATGCACGATTTATTGGCCATGCATGATGGTAAGGTTACTACAGAAGTATACGGAGGTACAGCGAGTGCCGCCACAATTATTAGCCAAGTTGGCATCCGCATGATGAGTACCAATGCATTAATGCTAGTGCACCATGCATGGGGTTGTTTTTGCGGTAATGTCAATGATATGCGTGAGAATATTGAAACCCTTGCCAAATTTGACGAGCAGATTTTAAGCATTTATACAAAACGTGGAGCTGATAAGGAGGTGATCACTAATCTAATGTCCGCTAATAACGGCAATGGAAAATGGATAAATGCAGACGAAGCCTTAACAGCTGGCCTTATTGATGGAACTTTTGAGCCGACTGAAGCAAGATCAGAAATTGACGCAAAGTTAATTAAGAATTTAGGCTTACCTGAGATACCTGTGAAAGCAGAAGTCCCAGAGAAGCCCGTAAAAAAAGAAGAATCTACAGATGTGGATGCAGAAGCGCAAAATTCTGAGCGCAGACGCAGACAAATTCAAATAAAAACAAAAAAGGAAAAATAATGGATCACCAAAAAGATATCCAAATCTTAAAAAAAGAGCGCTCAGATGTTTTATCTCATCTTGACGCGAATTACAAAACGCTAGAAGACGAAGTGTATAACACTAAAATGCAAAGAGTTGAGGCGATTGATGCGCAAATTCTGAAAGCAGAAACGATTGAAAAGCACCAGAGTAAAAATATGGTCAATCCAATGGCGCAAACTACTGACGGTCGTAAATCGCTTGAATCATTTGATTTCTCCCGATTTTTGAGAAACGCAGTAAATAAGAATGCCCAAGAAGGTGTAGAAGCAGAGGTTATTACTGAGCAGAAAGCCTTTATGAAAAATGCAGGTTTAGAAGCCTCTGGCATGTCCCTTCCATTTGAAGTCTTTAACGCACACACCGCTGGCGCTGCAAACAATGGCGCTGAATTGGTTGAAACCATTAAGACAGGCAAGTTTATTGATGCTTTGCAGCCATATAGCGTACTTACGCCACTTGGTGCTAATATTTTAACTGGTTTAAGTGGCAATCTTGAAATTGGTGCCATAACCAACCCAGTTAATCCTGGAGTTAAAACAGAAACCGCTGATGCTGATGATTATACCGCAACTATTGTTAGTAGATCATTAAACCCTACAAGAGGAGCCGTTGAGACTACTTTTTCTCAGACATTATTGGCTAATACCTCTTACAATGTACAGCAGATTTTAAGCCGCCATTTGCTATCAGGCGTAACACGCCGCGCTGAATCTCATGCAATGGCAGAAGTAATTGCGAGCGCTGGTACTACTGTGGCTATAGGCACCAATGGGGGTGCTTTGACTTACGCAAAATCGGTGGAATTATTGAATTCATTGAGCGCAGCCAATAGCTCTGGTTTAAACAACGCCTTTGTTACTAATTCAAAAGTAAGAAGTGCGGGGATGCAAATTGCGTTAGATACTGGGTCAGGTAGATTCCTTTGGGAGCATACTACGCCAAATCTATTTCTAGGCAACCGTGCCCTAGTAACGAATTATGCGCCAGCAACCCTATCAAAAGGATCTGCTGACGGGACGCTTTCTGCATTAGTTTATGGGGACTTTAGCAGCCTTACCGTAGGTTTCTGGGGCGGTTTAAATATCGTGCTAGATGAAATCACTTTAGCTACTACTGGTCAAATTCGGTTGATTGTGAATTTCTTCCATGATTCAGTTGTCGAAGTTCCTGAGAATTTTGGAGTTATCAAGGATATTATCGCCTAATTAAGCGATTCATTGGTCAAGAGCTGGGCAGTTTATCTGCTTGGCCTTTGAATTTAACAAGGTAAAAAAATGACAAAGATATTTGTACTAAAGCCACATGAAAAGTGGTCCTACAATGCTGGCGATGTGGGTTTAGTCCCAGATGAAGCAGCGCAAACAATGGTAAAAATCGGCTATTGGAAAAAGGTTGAAGATGAGCAGAAGCAAACTACAGATAACGACACCTCCAAGCGGAAACGTGGTAACTCTCGAGCAGGTAAAATCCCATCTAAGGATTGATGGGTCTGATCAAGATACCTACTTATCTACGCTAATTATTTCGGCAGTAAAACTAACCGAAAGGGCTACTGGTCGGGCTTTATTACGCACCAGTTTTAGCATTAGTGTAGACACGTTTAGGGATATTGAATTACCAAAGCCGCCTTTTGTCGCTATTAGTAGTATCACTTATTTAGATGATGCTAGCCAGAGCCAAACTTTAGCTACCACAACTTACTATATAGACGATGCTGAAGAGCCTTGCTTGATTGTATTTGAAAAAGATTTACCGCAATTAGCGGATACACGCCTTCCAATTACGATTAATTACAGCGCAGGCTACGCCGATGCGGACGCTATTCCAGAGCCGATTAAACAATATGTACTGATGATTGTAGGGTCTTTATACGATACCTCACGCTCAGCGCACTCAGAATATGCACTACACACCACGCCAACTGCTCGCATGTTAATAGCGCCCTATATGGTTGGGGAGATTTAAGCAATGCGCTCGCATAAATTAGACAGACGAATAGCCCTGCTATCATCAACGTCAAGTATTAATGATTTAGGTGAATCGGTTTTTTCTTGGTCTACAAATATGAGCGTTTGGGCGCAAGTTAAATATAGATCAGGGAGTGAAGATTTTAGCGATGGTATAGAGGTAAACACCCAAAGTGCCACTTTTATTATACGCTATCAAGCGACCCTAACTACCAAGTATAGAGTGCTTTTTGATGGCAATACATACGACATAGAAGCAATAACAGACCCAAGAAGAAAAGAATTAATGGAGTTGGAATGTACATTAATAGAAGTGTAGACATGTTAAAAACATTTGAGGGCTTTAGCGGTAAGCTATACCGATGCACTACAGGCGCTCAGACAATAGGCTACGGCTTTAACGTAGACGCTGGTATGAGTGAACGTGCCGCTGCTTCCCTTCTTGAGCACCAAGTAACTGAATTATATGCAGATTTAGCCAGATTTGATTTTTTTGATGAATTAGACGATGTACGCCAGAGCGTGATCGTACAAATGGCTTTTCAGATGGGCAGCAGCGGCTTACTTAAATTCAGAATGATGCTTGAGGCGATTAAGCAAAAAGACTACGCTAAAGCGTCTATTGAGATGCTTAATTCAAAGTGGGCTAATCAAACTCCAATGAGAGCCAAAAAAATGGCTGCAATGATGAAGGCTGGATTATGGGAGATTTAAACGTAAAAAATGAAGGTAGCCTAATAGAATGGATAAAAAACCATTCCTACGCTATTTTTATAGCAGTAATTATCATTGCGATTGATTATGGCGTAATTACTACCCGTTTAGCTGGTGTTGAAAACTCGGTAGAAAACAATTCCAGGTCTATTAAAGAATTGGTAAAAAATGTAGACCAGATTGAGGACTTTCAAATCGAAATGAACGCCGTAATTATTCAGACACTCAAAGACATAAACAGTAAGCTAGAGCGATTTGAGAACAAATTTGACAAGTATGATGAAGGGATTCAAAGACTCTACCAAGATTATGACTTAAAAAAGAAAAACTAAGGTGATACTAATGAAATTCATTAAAAAGCTTTTAAGTAAAACCCCAAAGCTGGGAAAAACAATTAGAAACGTTGGAGGTGTGCTACTGGGTGGTACAGCTGCTTCTTTTAGCTTTCCAGAAATTCCCGAGAGCTACATACAGATTTTAACCATTGTATATGCGGTGGTTTTGGTTTTTAAAGGTCAGTACAGCACCGCTGAGGATGTGATTAAGGAAGCTAAAGAGATAGGGGAATAACCTTGTCTGATATTACTATAAATGGAATAAAAGAAGTAGAGCAATCTATGAAAGCCTTATCGGGCTTTCCGCAGCAGCGCCAGTTAATTCAAGCTGCGGGGCGCAGAGCTGCCCGGGTATACATTAGCGCTGCAAAGGCCTCTATACCCAGAAAAACAGGTGAGCTTAAGCGATCTATAGGAACTAAATCCTCAAGAACAACAAACTCTGTTATTGTGGGGCCAAGACGTGGTGGTAAATTTAAGGGCTATCATGGCCACCTTTATGAAGAAGGGTTTACCCACCGATCAGGCGTTAAAGTGCAAGGCGCAAAGACGTTACAAAGAGCTTGGGACGCTACTAAAACCAAAGTTAGAGATGTTCAAATGCAAGTTATCGGCGAAAAGTTTAATCAATACGCTTCAAAAGCACTAAAACGATGACATCAGCGGGCAAGGTTATTTATGGGGCTTTAAACGGCAATGTGGCTGGCTTAACTAGAGTTAGCCCCAAGTTTGACGCAAACATCAGGCCGATGCTGGTTTACTCTGCCCAATCCTTGCCTCCCACTAGAACTAAAACGGCTATTATTGCCAGAAATTACAACGTAAATCTTACAATTTTTGCAGACACCTACACGGCGTGCGAAGATTTTACCGCTTCGGTAATTGCGCTACTTGAAGTGCTTGGTGGCACAACAGTAAACGGTAACGCCGTTCGCTACTGCACCACCGCTTTTACTGGCGATATTTTTGAAGAAGATATAGGATTTGGAACAGACATTACAATTAATCTAACCTTAAACGAAGGATAAAAAATGGCAGTATTACAGGGAACAGATCTCTTTGTTTCTGTAGGCGATGATCAAGTGGGCTTTGCGCAGACTTGCTCTATTGTGCTAAACACAGAAATCATAGATCAAAACACGAAGTCTAACGCAAGTAAATTTGCTTCTCGCAGAGCTGGCAGAAAAACAGGAACTATAAGCACGAATGGGCTTTATGATCCTTCCGACACAGCGCAAGCGGCGTTCATCACCGCAGCTTTTGCCGATTCAGCTCAGGTCACAGCAAGTTATGGAGTAGCGAATGGTACTACTGAATCTGCTACAAACCCCAGATATACTGGCACCTTTATTATTACTTCACTTGAGTTGAATTCAACAGATAATGAAGACGCTACCTTTACGGCTACGCTTGAAAGTGCTGGCGCCATAACTCTTGATACTACAGGCTCATGATAAAGCAGCTGGTAATTGAAGGTAAAAAGCGCCCCTTTGTTATGTCTATGGCCACGGTTGAATATTATTTATTTAATAGAGATGTGCCCTTAGCTGATTTAGCTAAGATTTTTAAAAACATGACCACTAAAGACTTGCCAGAGCTGATTTTGCAGGGCTTTATAGTGGGCGCTATTTTGGAGGGTAACGAATGTGATTTAACCGTTAAAGACTTGCTAAAAGCGGGTATTAAAGGGGAAATCAACCTCATCAAATTATCTGAAGAACTCAGTAGCGTTTCGGATGAGGAAAAAGATCAGGGAAAGTAGAAGGCTATGAGAGTAAGCTAACTATTCAGATGGTTCAGCAAACTATGCTAGGTTTAATGGGTGTCAGTTACGTTGATTACTGCACTATGCCTGTTCGAACTGCTTTCATAGCCATGTCTGGCCATCATCTTGGTGAGAAACATAAAATGCAAATGGAATGGGCGCAAGCCCGATTTATTGCAAGTGCTATGACAGACACCAGTAGCATTAAGTTTGATTGGGAAAAAGAGGTAGCAGCTAAAAGCGCTGTATTACCGCATGAAGAATATTTAAAAAGATTTGAGCGAGTATATGGCAAGAACAAGCATACTGGGTAACGTAGCAGTAAAAATAGGGATGCAAAGCGCAGGCTTTAATAAATCTCTAAATAAGTCGCTACTAAAATTAAAAAAGTTCGGTAAAAGTGCTGAGAAAATAGGTAAAACTCTTTCCATAGGCTTTACTACGCCGCTCGTTGCAGGTTTTGCAAAATCTATTATGTTGTTTGATAAGCAGGCTAAGGCCATTGCCCAGGTAGAGCAGGGATTAAAAACTACCGGTAACGCAGCTGGCTTTACGTCTAAAGAGTTGCAAAAAATGGCCAGTGGGTTGCAGGGTATTACCATCTTTGGCGATGAGGATATTTTAAAAGATGTAACCTCACAGCTCCTGACCTTTACCAACATAAGTGGCGATGCCTTTGCACGAACCCAAAAAGCAGCATTAGACTTGGCCACCCGATTAGATGGCGATTTAAAGAGTGCATCTATTCAGCTTGGTAAGGCATTAAATGATCCAGTCGCTAACTTATCTGCATTAAGTAGATCAGGTATTCAGTTCAGCGCCCAGCAAAAGGCGGTTATAAAAGATCTGGCAGACACTAATCAATTAGCTGCTGCGCAAGCCATTATATTAGATGAATTAGAAAAGCAGTATGGGGGCTCAGCCGAAGCAGCGCGCAAAGCAGGTGCCGGTGGATTGCAGGCACTAAGCAACAGCTTTGGCGATATTTTAGAACGTGTGGGTGAATCGCTGAATCCTGTACTAAATAGATTAGTAGCCTTTTTTGATGAGATTGCAGTTAAAGCCAGTAACCTTAGTGATAAACAAATACGTTTAGGTGTAGCTATTGGTATAGCTGTTGCTGCTATTGGTCCAATGATTTACGTGATAGGTCTACTAGCTAAAGCTTTTGTAGCCTTAGCTACGCCTTTAGCGCTAAAAATAGCGGCTATTGCAGCCTTAGCCGTTGGTATAAACTATCTGTACCAGAATGCAGGCGCTTTGGCTGATCGGTTTGTCTACGCTTTTAACGTTGCAAAAGAAGCGGTGTTGGGTATGACGGCTAGCGCTATTGACGCTCTTGCCTCCTTGGTTGGGGTATTTGATTCAGTCACGGCTTTAGGCTTAAGAGGTATGGCTGTTGGTATGCGTAGTGGTTTAGGTAATATAAAGAAAGACTTTACCGAGTTTAAAGGCTTTACGGAAACCCTAACAGATACCCTATCTGCTTTGGGTGGAGCTTTAGACAATGTTTTTACAGGCATGCAAGGGGGCTCAAATTCCTCAATTAGCTCTGGTGGTAGTGGTAGCCGCCAAAACTTTGGGGAAAACATTGGGCGCGGGTCTGTGCAAGCGGTGGGTTTTGGCCCTGTTGAAACGTTAAGTGCTATTATTAATTTAGCGCCCGTAGCCGCTGTAAAAATGCAAGAACTTACAAATATGCAGATTGCGCAGTCCCAGGCATTAGCGCAGACGTTTGATCAAATAGCCGATGCCTTCGCCCGAACATTTGTAGACGGACTCATGGATATTAAAAATTTTGGCGATGCATTTAAAACATTGGGTAAAACTGTGGTAGCATCACTAAAGGAAATAGCTGCGCAGATGCTAAAAATGGCTATTATTAAGGGAATCGGGTCAATATTATTCCCTGGCGCTGGTACCTTATTGACAGGCTTTGATTTAGCTAGACAAGCATTTAGTGGACCAGGTAAAATGAGGGCTGGCGCTGGTGCGGTTGGAGGTGTCGCTGCAAATAAGCAATCATTTAATGCAAACCTGTTTCTAAATGGCCGAAAAATGGCCACGGAAAGCAGTTTTACAAATTTTAGAGGGTCCCAGCTGGGGTTTTAATGAGCTACACAGAGCGCGCATATTTCACTCATAACACACTAGGCTATACAGATAGCATTAGAGTTTCTTTACTGCAAAAAAACTACGATGGAGTTACGGAAGAGTTGAGAACAGGCGCTGATACGTTTAGCTTCGAATTTGACGAGCGGCCCTCTCTAACAAGTAACTTTATGCCCTCAGCTTTAACTGCTTTTTTTTTGATAGAATCGCAGGAGCTTTTAACGGATTTAATTGAAGCTGATGAAGAGCAGTTTAAGCTTGAATTTAGAGTTGGATTAAATAATCTTTGGCAAGGTTTTGTGCGAACAGGACTAATTCAACACCAAGAAGTAGCCTTTCCCTTTGCTGTCGCTGTGTCTGCTGTAGACGGCATAACATTGCTACAAAACCGAGCTTTTAGCAGAGAAGCGCCACATTCTGTTACACTAGATGCTATTTTAACTGATTTATTAACTGATTTTGACTTAGCAGCTGCGGGATGGAATTCAACTCAACTACCCCAGCCTTCAGATGACGCCACTAAAACCATTTTTGAGCTTGTTAATATCAACCGCTCGGTTTTTTACAGTGCAGACGTCAAAAGCCCCCAGCCAATGTCGCAATATGCCTTTTTAGAACAAATTCTTAAGCGATTTAACGCCCGATTGTTTTTCTACGATGGTTGGAAAATTGAAACGATTGATTCTGAAAAAACTTGGATAAGCGCTTTTGACGCTACGCCAAATGACTTTGCTACTGATTTAATAAGCGCTTATTTACCAGCTCTTAAATCTGCAAGAATTGCATACAAGCATGATGCCGGCGCTAGAATGTTTACGAGCGTACCCGGTTTAGATTATAATTATAACGGCTACACAGAAACGATTGATTATACTTCAATTGGAGATGATCGCTTTTTGATAGAAGGGTCTGTATCAACAATAGCTACTGAATTTAACGATTTATCGGCCGTAGATTATTTTAAAAGTCAATACTTCTTTGATATAACACTAAAATCGAATAATCATTATTGGGATAATACTACACGAAAGTGGAGAGTAGGCGATAAGTCAAATCGAATAACCATCTTTGCATTACCGCAATTTGATAGCAGTGACGAATTATCCGGCGTATTTGCATTAGACGTTAGTTCCCCACCCATTCTCACCACTTCTTTAACGTTGTCTATTAGTAGTATAGTGAGAGAATCCCCAAGAAAAGTAGCTACAACGGTTAATTATAATTTTACAGCAACCGCAATAGTTCAGCGATTAATAGAGGGAGATACGCAAGTTCTTTACGCTACAAGCGCTGAGACCGCGTATGAATCTTATGATTTAGGAGAAATCCGGCTTGGAGATGGCTTATTTGGTGGGGCCAAGGCTTTTGAACCGCCCAACGCTATAAGATCAAGCGCTGGCCAAGTTACGAACGCATGGGGCAATGCTAAATCTTTAAACAACATCTCTCTTAATAGACTAAATTTACAAACCCAAATTGGCTACCAAAAAACGCAGCGCAAAATTCTGAGAGGCACATTATTAGCGGAAAATTATCATCCGTATCAGTTGCTTAATTACGAGACTAAAAAATACCGATTTTGCGGGGGTAATTTAGATGGTCAGGGCTTTTGGCAGGGCACATGGATAGAATTACGCTACGAAGAGCCCAGCCTTACTTTTACTGAATTCGCAGAGAACCTAGCGGATTTTAGTACGCTAAATTTTAGTGATAGAACTGCCACACTACTTGAAGTAAAAGAAGTGGTGGGCGCAATTGAGGTTACAAACATACAGACGGATGTTCTTGTTGAGTGGTCTGACATTCAAGTCATTCTAAAAGATGGCACACGTTTTTCGGTTGCTGACGGCCAA